TTAAAAGCAAATGAAGGATCAAAATTTAAAACTGTGATAGTGGAGGATTAAGAAATATTATTAATAATAAATTAATTGTGTAAGTCCTCATTAAACCCTTTTAAAACTGGAAAGCCTTGTTTAAGGTAATCAGTTACCAAGCTAGTGAATGGTATAATAGTAGCTAGAAAGGTTCAACGACTAGTAGATAAGTAACCTATCTGAATCTACCACGAAATAAGGGCGTCTAAGAATATTAGATGATGAGATAGTCTGAACTGCAAATATAAATAGACTAAATTGCAGAATATAGGGATAAAGAGCCTTATAGATAACAAAATGTTCACACATTTTCTCACTAGTAGAGTTATGGCAGATGCTAAAATTACTGGGTTCTACTAAAATTGAAGCTCAGGATAAACCTATTTAATTGACTGGAAACTCCTTAGAGTCTTACACACTCCCTACAACAGTGATGATTGTAGTATAGTAAAAGAAGTAAGAATTGGACAATCAGCAGCCAAGCATCTTTATGAGATGAAGGTTCAACGACTATCGAAACACATATTTTATAAATATGAATGGAGTAGAGTAGATAAATTTTAATTGAAAATTTGTCGAAAAGGTAGGTTATTATCGTATCTTTGTAATAAAATAAATAATATGAGAAAAATTAATGGTAAATTAACAAAAGAATATCGAGCTTGGAAAAATATGAAAGCTAGATGTTATTCTACATGTAATAAAAATCATGGCAAATATTATGAAAATAATATTCAAGTTTGTGATAGGTGGAAAAATTCTTTTGAAAACTTTTTACAAGATATGGGAAAAGCTCCTGAAAATCATTCTTTAGATAGAATTGATAATTTAGGTAATTATGAACCTAATAATTGTAAATGGTCAACTGTTAAAGAACAAAGTTCTAATAGAAGTGATTTTAATTTAAAATACACTTATAAAGGAGAAACAAAAGTACTTTCTGAATGGGCTGAATTATATAATTTAGACTATAATAATTTATATAAAAGAATATTTAGAAGTAATATGAGTTTTGAAGAAGCTATTGTTTATAACAATTTAAAATTAATTTTTTATAAAGGAGAATTTAAAACTGCTCCAGAGTGGAGTAAATTATTAAACATACCTTTAAATATTATTTATGATAGAAAATCAAGAGGTTGGACATCTGAAAGAATGTTTGAACAACCTGTTAATACAAAGAAAAAATAATAAAAGATATAGTCTGACATATAATGAAAGTTATGTGATATTTGTTCAAAAGTGGTCGGATCTTGCTGTAGATGTTTTTCAAGGATTAATTAAAATTGAAGAAAAACTAAGAGATGATTTAAATGTAATTGTTATTGGTCATACAGAAAGAAATACAGATGTAAACGGTAATAGTATTATTACTTTACAAACAGTAGGGAAGTTATTAGATAATCAAATCAAAATACCTTCTTATTTTACTTATGTATTACATACTGATGTAAAAGAAGTGAATGGAAAAATGGAATATTCATTATTAACAAATAGTGATGGTCTTAGATTAGCTAAATCTCCTGAAGGTTGTTTAGAAAAATTTGAACCAAATGACTATGCTTTAATATTGGATAAAATTAACAAATATCAGTTAGGAGAATAACAACTCTTAATATTTAAATTAAATTAAAAAAATATATAATTATGTTCGGTTTTGAAAATGCAGAATTAACTAAAAATAACTTTAAATCTAGTATCACTCCAGGTATTCATACTGTTAAAATTACAAATGTAACAAATGGTGTTAGTGCTCAAAAACAAGCTCCTTATTTAGAGTTCACAGTAGAATCTATTGATGGACAATCTGAATTAAAACAACAATACTATTTAAGTACTGTAGTTAATCCAGGTAAAAAAATGTCAGCTTGGGATATTAGTAAAAATGCAATTTTATCTTTAGTTGCTGCGGCAAATAATTTAGATGAAGCTTCTGCTAAATCTAAAATGCCTAATGCTAAATCTGCTGAAGAATTAGCTCAAAAAATTGCTTTATTAGTAGTTAATAAAGAAATGAGATTAAAAGTAAATGGTGAAGAAAAGATTTCTCAAAAAGGAGTAAAATATGTAGCTTCATCTTTTGGTACTGGTGTATTCTGTGAATCTACTAAAAAAGATCCAACTACTTTACTATTTAATCCTGATAAAAACATTAAAAGATTAGCTATTGATGCTCCTACAACTACAGATACTTCTGGTATTTCTGAGCCTCAAGCAGATGTTAACTTTTAATTAAATAATTAAGTAATAATAGGTGGCTAGGAACTATTTGGAAACTTATGGAGCATATGCCTAGATAAATGCATCTGTTACAGCCTATTATTACTTTTTAAAAATAGTTTATGTTCAACTTTGATAATGCAAGTTTACAAATAACAAAAGATGAGATACTTAAACATATTACAGAGTTACAAATATTAGAAAAATATTGTAGTAATTATAATGGTTTAGAAAATAAATTTAAATCTGAATTTTATAATGATACTAAACCTGCTTGTAGAATAGTTATAAGTAAATCTGGAATACCTTATTATAAAGATTATGGTAATGGTGATTATTTTACAGCATTTGAATATGTTAGTAGAAAATATGGTAGTAATTACCATGAAACTTGTAATATTATTGCTAATGATTTTAATTTAAGAAAAATTAAATTAAATGTTTCACCTCAATTATTAATAAATAATGATGATGTAACTTTACCTAAATTACAAAAAGTAAAATCTGAAATAACTGTTTTAATTCAACCTTTCAGTATTATAGATTGTAATTATTGGGAACAATATGGAATTGATTTAATAACATTAAATTTCTTTAATGTAAAATCCTGTAGTAATGTTTTATTAAAAAAGAATGATAATTTTTATCATTTTAAGTATAAGAAAACTAATCCAATTTATTCTTATAGATTTTTTAAAAATAAAAAAGAATATTTTAAAATCTATTTTCCTTTAGCTAATCCTAATGAACAATTAAAATGGTTAAGTACTGTAGGTTCTGATTGTTTACAAGGGTATGATCAACTACCTGAAAATGGAGATTTACTAATTATTACAAAATCACTTAAAGATGTGATGGTTTATTATAAAATGGGTTATTCATCTGTAGCATTACAAGCTGAAACTAATAAATTAAGTAAAAAATCTTGGGATGAGTTAAGTAGTAGATTTAAAAGAATTGTTTTATGTTTAGATAATGATCATCAAGGTAGAACTTCTACCGGTGAATTCTTATTAGAATATGATGTAGAATTCTTTTTTATTGATAAAGAAAAAGATATTAGCGATTATGTTAAACAGTATGGTTTAGATAAAGCTAAAAAGTTAATTAAAAATAAATTAAAATGAAAAACATAATCATAGGAATACTTATATTAATAATATGTCCATTAGAAATTTTAGCTACTGTTGTTACATTAGGGCTATATTTGGCAATAATGGATTACACAATAACAGAAAAACTAGTAGAAAAGTTATGATAAATTTAAATTGGACTAATTTTTCAGAAAAGTATAAACCTATTAAAAATACATTTGTAAAAGAAGCTCCATGTGATGGATACTTATTTGAAGATAGGTCATTGTTAAATGGTACTAAAATTGAAAATGTTTGGACATTAATAGACAATAATGATGGTAATGATATGTTTATTACCAATGGATTAAGGATCATAAATTCTTTAGGATATTTAGTTACAACTGAAGTTTGGGAAGAAAATGAAACTATCGAAGTTAGATTAGAAGAAGGGGACTACCAGGAATAATGATAATTGTAAATAAAGATAATTTTTTTGATCATTTTAGTTTATTAGATTTAGAACTAATAACAGAAGTATGTAAAAATTCTTCTAATAAAACTAAAGAAAATACTGTAGAAGGTTCTGTGTATATTGAATTTTTACAAGTAGAATATTTTGAAGATAGAAAACTATTTATTGAATTAATAACTGTCAAAGATGATGATGGTGATGTATTAAAATATATACATAGTATTTATCTTTCAGAATCCCCAGAAGATATGAATGAACTTTTGGATAAAATGAATGAATATTCAAATTTAGAAAACGATGGAGAAAATAAAAGTTAGTTTAGAACTTACAGATATTTGGAATAGAGAAGATTATCGACAACTCTGTTATAACATTAAAAATAAGTTATATGATACATGTGATGTAGAATATGAATTATGGGTTATAACAACTAACGATAATCCTATGTATGTAAATGCTGTAGCTGGTCAATTAGGAATACCTCCTGATAAAATAATATTTTGCACAAACAATAGTGTTAAAATAGGTCAAATAGTATTAAATACTGATATACATTTTGATGGTGACAACTCTGTTGTTTCAGGTTTAGAAGTAACTACAGTTGAAGGTATTTTAGTTGATGTAAAATTAGATTATCAAAAAATAGGATATAAATATATATCAGATTTTGGAAAATATTCTGATATGATATTAAGAGAAAGATTAGGTGAAGATGGGGATAAGACGAAACCTTGTTAAAAAGAAACCTGTAAAAAAAGCTGTACCTCACGGTGTACCTGTAATACATAATAATGTACAACTTAGATCTGGTTTAGAAAAATCTTGTTATCAAGCTTTAGTTAAAGCCGGTATTACTTTTAAATATGAAGATGATACTTTTGTTCTTCAAGATAAATTTACTTCTTCTGGAGTCAGCTATCAGCTTTATAAAAGAATGATGACTTATGATGATGCTCAAGCTTTAGGAATTAATGCTAGATTTAAAGATAAGAAGAAAGCTAAATATGTATATCAATTTGGTGAAGTAACTAATAATCTTAGAGCAATAACAATTAAACCTGATTTTAGTTGTTTAGATAAAGACACTAAAACTGGTTGGGTAATTGAAACTAAGGGTTTATATACTGAGGAATATTTATTAAAATTGCGTATCTTTAAACATTGGTGGACAGTTAACGGTTGGAATATTGATTATTTTGCACCAAATAACATAACTAATATAAATAAATGTATTACAATAATTAAACAAAAATATTATGAGAAAATTTAAAGAATTTTTTAATCTAGATTTATTTGAGATATTTATAATATCTGCTTTATTATTATTTATATTTGCAGTATTTAATTCAAATCAAAAATTTGGAGAATCTGTAGAATTTTATAAACCAATTAAAAATGAAGTATATACTGACACTTTAAATGAAGAAAAGTTACTTAATTTTATGAAAGTTTTAGATATACAATATCCTGAAATTGTATTAAATCAAGCTAAATTAGAAACTGGTAATTTTACTTCTAACAGGTTTAAAAAACATAATGCATTATTTGGATTTCAAACTTCAGATACTAATATTATAAAATATAAATCTTGGAAAGAATCTGTTATACATTATAAAACTTGGCAAATGTTTAGATTAAAAGATTCTGAAGATTATTATGATTTTTTAATTAGAGTTAAATATGCTGAAGATTCATTATATATTAAAAAATTAAAACAATTTAAAAATGCTTAAAGTAGAACATAAAGATCTTGAAGAGATCACAAAGTTTTTAGATAAAATTAGTAGAATAAGTTTAATAACTAGTAGTTTTGGTTTAAAACTAGAAAAAGACGGAAAATATGCTAAACATTTATCTCAAAAAATCAAAGATAAATACACGGAAATAAAACCAGATTATGATAGGACTAATTGATGCTGATCATATACCGTACATTGTATGTTATAATAAAATAGGTGAACCTGAAAAAACACTTGAAGAAGCTATTAGTTCTGCTAATAGTTATCTTCAAGGTTTAATCAACGGTACAAAAGTAGAAGAATTTCATTTATTCTTCACAATAGGAAAAAACTTTAGATATGATATATATCCAGAGTATAAAGCTAATAGAAAAAATAATGAGAAACCACCATTTTTTAATGAAGTAAGAGATTATTTAATAAAAGAATATAATGGTATTCATGGTTATAATTTAGAAGCTGATGATTTGTTAGTAATATATAAAAATAAATATATTGCTGAAAGAACAAGTTATATTGTAGTATCTACAGATAAAGATATTAATAATTTATTTGGATTACACTATGATATTAAAAATAATCTTGCTGTATTAGTAGATACTGAATTTGCAGAACAATATTTTTGGAGTTCAATTATTACAGGAGATACTGCTGATAATATAAAAGGAGTACCAGGTAAAGGTCCAGCTTTTATTAAAAAATTATGGAATGAATGTAATGATATAAATTTATTTAAAAGTAGAGTGATTTGTGAGTACATAAATTATTTTGGTGAAGAATTAGGAATTGAAGAATTTTACAAAAATTATAAATGTCTGAAGATTAAAGACTCTCACGAAGGTGTTGAGTTTATTACACCGATAAAAAGTACAGAAGTTTATGCAAGAACGCTTGGTGTGGTTGGAGAATAACGCCTATATACAAAATAATAAAATAGTTCATACTAGAACTACTCGTTTCTTAATGCCTTTAATAGGCATATCAGAATTTAGTTTAGGATATATTAATCCTAAATTATTTATTAATGCACATTTAAAAAGTTATGAAGAAAAATTAATTATATTAATTTTAAATAAAGTAGATTGTCCGGAAGGATGTAAAGAATATATTGAGTTACAAAATTTAAATGAGAATTTTGTTGATTATATTGAAGAAGAACAAGAATATATTTTAATATATAAATTACCTAATCATTTTTATGATGATTATGATAAGATATTAAAAGGAATGTATTCTAAAACTAGTGGTTCATATAAAGATATAATTTGTAAAATTTACGGTACAGGTAGAATTTACAATGAACATTATCCATCAGTTTATGATTGTTTGGAACCTACTAAAGAAAAAAGAAAATTGTATGCGGATTTTTTAGGTGTAGATATTTCTGAAATAAAAGAAGTATCTAGTATACCTGATCCAAATTATGAGATATATAAAACTATTAAACAATTAAAAGAATAATTATGAATCATAGTGAAAGAATAGAAGAAGTTATTAATTCTAGTAATACTTCAAAAGAACGAATGTTTCCAATATTACATAAAATTGGTAGAATTTGGGAAAACCATAAAGAGTTACAATTTTGTGAACTAGTTAAATTAATTGTTTTAGATAGTAAAAATGATTTAGAATTTACACAAAAACTAGATAAGTTTATTGATGAGCAAGGAATTAAATAATTATACAATAGATGATTTTATAAAATTAAAACCTATTATATATGAATATTGTGGTAATTTAACTGCTGTAAAAAATAGTACATCTTGGTTTAGAGATAAATCAAAAGCTGATGATCTTTACCAAGATGTATTTTTATATGTAAATGATAATTATTTTAATAAACCTAAACCAGCTATGTCTGAAGGTAAATTTATTCAAATAATGAAAAATTGTACATATTGGACTTATTATAGACAGTTTAATCCAAAATATTCAAGTAATAAAATAGTTAATAATCTTACTCACTATCAAGATAATCCTATAACTGAGTATTTATTTCAAGATAAATATTGTGAAAATATTAAAGTTTTTAGTGACATTCAAGATAATCCTGATTATAATTATTTTATGAAAGGTTTATTATTACATGAGAGAATAGCAGTACATTATCTTTTAAGAGGTTATACTATTAGTGAAACTGCTAAAAAGGTAAATAGAACTTATGAATCAATACTTAGAATACCTAATAAAATAGAAAATATTTTAAGTGTTGATGTTGTTAAAAAACAAAGAATTAAATCTAAACCTAAAGCTATTAAAGATGATAATTTAACAGATATAGAATTTATAAAATCAAAAATACCTTATTTTGATAATATTGTTACAAATAATGAACATATTAAATTATATTCTTTATATTTACAAAAGATAAACTATCGTATGATAGCTAAAAAATTGGATAAATCAGTATCTCAAGTTAATGTTGAGATATATAGAATTAATCAAAAAATTAAAAAATATGGTTCTTGATAATAAGAAAGAGTTAATATTCAATGAAGAAAGACTTAATAATATTAAAGAAACATTAAAATTTGATGAAGGTAAACCTTGTGTTAGTGATATACCTCAATTAGCTTTAATGTCTGTAGCTAAAGTATTTAATTATGGAGCTAAAAAATATAGTAAGTTTAATTATAGTGGTGGAACAGATTGGTTAAGATATTATGATGCTGCTCAAAGACATATGAATTCTTGGATGATAGGGGAAGATATTGATGAATCTTCCCACCATCATATAGATCATGCTATTGCTAGTCTAATGATGTTACGAGAAAACATGCACTTGAAAAGAGGTGTAGATAATAGAAACCCTATATACAAATCTAATGAAGTTAAATAAAATACAAAAACCAATATATGATTGGTTATTATCCAAAA